TCATGACACCCACCCCGCCAGCGCAATAACGCCAATCACATACAGTGCTGTTGCAGCACCAGCGATGAAGAACAGGCCATCACGGCGAGAGACTTCTGATCGCGCAGACTCACGCTGCCGACGCAAGGCGACCTCGTTACGAAGCCTACGCCATTCGTCCTCGGGTGTGCCGATGGTGCGATCTGTGACGAGACGGAGGGTCATGCCGACACCTGTTCGATCCGCACTTCGCGGTAGCTTTGAGGGAGCGCCCGGCATTCGTCCGCAACGCGCTCGGCGGTAGCCAAATCGCCCGTCGTGTAAGGATCATCTCCAACCCCAACGACGCAGTAGACCCGCCCTCCGCGCGCTGAGCCGCCGAACATATTGGCGGTTACGCGATAGCGTTCCGTGCGCGCATCATTGCCGGAAAGAAGTTGCCCGTTTTCGGAAGAAAGTTTCGCTTGACGGCAGAGAGCGGCTTCCAAGCGCCGCGCTTCACGGAGCATCATATCTGCGGGGTATGCGTGAAGCCTCGGGCTGAGATTTTCGGCATGATCGCGTAATTCGCGCATGGTGCGCTCGGCGGCGGCTACGAGCCGCCGATTCTCTTGTGACAGCAGCAGATACTTAATACTTGTATCGAGCGCGGTGTCTTGGATAACGCTCATCTCGCATCGTCCAGCGCTGCGGCAATCTTACTCACCGTCTCGTGGTCCAGACATAAGCGCTCGCCGCGCTTTCCGTCTGGAAGCGCGAGCCACGCACGCAGTATGTCGGAAACTTCTTTCCGTTCAGGGGAAGTTTGTTTCCGGGTCATGCTGACTGCTCCGAACCAACGGCGCGAAGCTTACCCACGGCCATGTCACGCAACATGTGAGGAAGCCAGTGATCGCAGCGCCCATCAAGCAGCGCGTCAGAATCCGAAGTGACCATTGTCGTGCTGGCGGCAACCTCTCTGGCCGCTAACAAAACTTCGTTCTGTTCCTTGTTGGCGGTCGCGTAGCGCTCGCTGTCTACAACCAGAACTTCCAAGCCCGCGCGAGAAAGCGTGAACTCTTGTCGCTCTGGTTGTGCGGTAAGCATCCTGCGACACCGCTCAGTGAACGTTTCGGCGTCAGGTATCTTGGAGTCTTCGCCAGCCATCTCATCCTCCACGCTTGTGCGTTAATTGTTGGGGGTATTGTCTGTGACGAGACGGAGGGTCATCGCGCAGACGCCATTGCCGTAAGCGAACTTGCGACAGCGCTTTTGATCGAGGCTTCAACCTTGGCCTTCGCTTCGGCGCGAACCTTGGCAACTTCAGCCTTGGCGAGCTTCTCAAACTCAGCAGCGCCGACTTGGCGGATCAGGTATTCGCGCCTAGTGATGATATCTGAGGAGTTGTAAGCATCCTTACGCTTCGGCTTGCCGTCATATGCGTTGACGGTTTCCTCCTGCCACGCCTTCACCTGCTCGCCGAGCATTTGGGCGAATGTGCGTGATTGGCCCGTGGGGTTGCCAAACTCGTCGGTTGGCTGGCGAGGGAGCCCTAGCGCGTCTGCAATTGCAGCCTTGGCCTCTGAGTTGACAGCGGCGACGACCATGTTCTCGAACGCCGCCAGTGCGGTTTCGCGAATGGCTTTGCTGTTCGAATAATCGGCAAACAGGCGGCGAGCCAAAGCATCAGCTATTTCCTCGCGCGACGGCGGCTCAATGCGAATGCGTATTTCGTGAGTCCCATCCTCACGTTCGACAACCTCTGAGATTGAGGTTGGAGAAACATATTCCTCGTCGGGGTCCATCTCTTTCCTCCACGCTTGTGCGTTGAGGAGAGTTGTCACATATTGTGATTAGATCGTCAAGCTACTTTTTCACATATTGTGAATTACGGGGTCGCTTTGCATGGAACATCAGCGCCCGGCTGGAACAAGGCCATGTTTCCGTTTCCTCCGGGAGCCGCGTTGCAGGCCGTCACGGTCCCTGACCACCGATCCAGCCTGTATATCTGCGCGGGGGCTACTGCTATTTGCCATCGGTTCGTGATAGCAATGCTGCCAGCAATCAGGGCCGCTCCAACTAGAAGCTCCCAACGCACCTTCATCAGTCGTTAGTCCCCGTGCGGAGAAGCGCCTTCGCGATCTCAGAGAGCTGGCGTTTTTGGCGCACATCTGCGTTGGCCCACATTTCGAGCGTGTCGCTGTCTAGGTCGTTAGGATTGTGATCGAGGAGCATCCCTGGAGTCGTTTTCAGCGCCGGGGCTAGCCTTCTGGCCCATTTGGCAGATAATCCGCGCTCTCCGGTCTCCAGATACTGGATCATGTTAGCGTTCGTTCCGACCGCCTCCGCAAGTTGCTCTTGCGTCATCTTGCGATATTCGCGCCAGGCCCGCAGATAGACCGGGCCACCGTTTTTGTCGCCGTCCATACAGCGCATATCGCATTCTGTGACAAGATGCGGCACGCACAGGCTGTGAAAATCGGGGCTTGCGCTAGTAGTCACAATATGTGACAAGTGGGGGATGGATTCCCCCACTCCCAAGCAGTTGGTCGATGCTACGGGCATCAGCTCGTCCTACGCCAGCATGATCTTGAGCGACGATCCAGAGAAGCGCCGCATCCCGCCGCGCTCGCTGGCGATTGCGATCTTTAGGGGAACGGGGTGGAAGCACCCGACAATCGCGCCGCTGACTGAAGATGAAATGGCCGTGTTCGAGCGGCACGACCCGTGGACGCCGCCGAAAGAGCGCGAGGCAGCATGAGCGCTCTCACCACCATAGCCCGTAGCTACGGCAAGCTTCTCAAATGGCAGCTTGTCGGCCTCTGCTTCTGGACTGCCGGTTGCATATTCGAGGCGGTGCTTTTGTCGGTTCCCAAGCTGGTTCCGATACTGGTTGCACGATTTCTTTGAAGGAGAATGATGATGAACGCGACTGGCCAAATTGCCGCACAGGCTGTCCAACAAGCTGTCAGGCCGCAGCCCGAACTTGGGCGATTGAAAGCCGCTGCCGAGCGCGTTTCTGTCGCATCGTGGAAGGTTCAGACATTCCTCGACAACTTCCACGGCCAATCGCCGGAGACCGCCCAAGCCACCGACCCGTCGCAGGATTGCTACCGTAACGACCTCGACTCGCTTTTCGACGCAATCGGCACGCTCGAAGCGCGCGTCGAAACCCTCGCGCACATCGGCTGAAACATGGCAGCGCTGGAGCTCCAAACCAACGACAGTGGCGGCGTTGAAAATGGCCGCTCTGCTCTCATGAGTAAACGCTGCTCCGGCGCGCGGGTTGCAGATCCCGTCATGTGCGCAGCGAAGAGCGGCAACGCCACACCCCATCCGATACTGGTTGCAAGGTTCTTGTAGATGAGCGGCGGGGGAACCAAGCGAGCGGTTCAGTGGGGCGCGATGGTGTTCAGCCTCTGGCAGTTGCTGGTTTATCTCAGCGTAAGCTTCGTAATGTGGGACTTCGACGCCGGGGATTGGCCCATAGAAGCGCGCATGATTGCGGCGTTCCTTGGGATGGCTGGCCTGTTTCTCGCGGCTGCGTTCGCGGAGACCGCATAAATGGAACCCGCCTCCATCATCTCCCTTATTCTGTGGTTCGCTTTTCTCGGATCGCTGGCGTGGTTTGTTACGCACGAGCCCGAGATTGACGCGCACGGCGAGGCTTACGGCGACTGGCCGAACGTCCCCGTTCCAGATGATGCCCTCGGTCATTTCGGGGGCGCACCTAACCCATGACCGATTCAATTTTCCTTGAATACGATTGCGAGGCGATTCAGGCCGCGATGGCTGTTGCTCTTTTGCACTTCAAGAACGCCAACGAACTTACGCTCTCCAAGATCGGCAAGGCTATCGAACGAGAGGCGCAATCAGTCCACCAGAATATCTGCGGCGGGGCTGAAATGCCAATGTCTTGTTGGCTCAAGGCGGTCGCGAAATGGCCAGAGCTGCAGGACCGGCTGATCTACAATCTCGACGAAGCCGAGAAATCCTTCCGCGCCAAGCAGCGCGAGCTGCGGCTCAACCAGTGACTCCCCCCTCATATAACAGGGCGGTGTAGAGCGATGGCTCGGGTTCTCATTGCGTGCGAATATTCAGAGGTCGTTCGCGATGCGTTTTTAGCACGCGGACACGACGCAATGAGCTGCGATCTGTTACCGACCGAATCTCCTGGTCCGCACTACCAAGGAGACGTTTTCGACATCGTCGGCAACGGGTGGGATTTGCTCGTCGGCTTCCCGCCGTGCACCTATCTGACCTACGCCGGAGCTGCAAACTGGAACGACGAAGGAAGAGCGGAGCTTCGCGAGCATGCGCTGAAGTTCTTTCTCGCCCTCTACAATGCTCCAGTTCCCCATGTGGCACTGGAAAACCCGCGCGGATACGCCTGCAAAGCATTTCGCCGGCCAGATCAGGAAATCAACCCGTTCGAGTTCGGAACGCCGGAGCGTAAGCGCATATGTCTATGGCTGAATAACCTTCCGCCGTTGTTCGCCACATCGATCGTCGAAGCTCCTCCCAAAGCTGAATACGTCCGCAAGAGCGGCGCGAGAGCCGGCCAAATTTACCGCGCCTACTTCCATCAAGGTAAGAACGCAAAAGAGCGGGCAAAGTTCTTCCCATCTGTTGCCGACGCGATGGCCGATCAATGGGGATCACTGCTTACCGAAAGGCAGGCAGCATGACCTGCGCCAAACTCACCACAAGAGCCACGATCATCGCTCCGGACGGTTCCCGATACGTCGGCACAAACTACGTCCGCAATCCGCAGCGAATGTGTCCGCGCGAGGGAATGCCTACCGGCGTCGGATATGAGCTTTGCAAGAGCATCTGTGACCAGCCAGCCCATGCTGAAGTCAACGCCTGCCTGGCAGCCGGAGACCGCGCTCGCGGCGGCACGCTTTACCTGGAGGGCCATTACTACGCCTGCGACAACTGCAAGCGCGTAGCTGCTGAACACGGCGTCGAGATCGTCATCGGTTCTCCGCCCGAGGAGGCAGCATAATGCAATCCGAAGCCTCCGTTCAAAAAGACGTTCGAGCCTATTTGGCGCGCGTCGGCATTGACTCGCTCGCCATACCGAACGGCGCTGTCCTTGCCGGTGATAAAGCCTCACGCTGTCGTCAGATGGCAAAGCTCAAGGCTACTGGATTAATGCCTGGAGCTGCGGACCTCCTATTGCTGGACCGCCGCTTTGTGCGCCGTGTCGGCTTCTTCGAGATCAAGCGCGAAGGCGGAAGGCTGGAGGCTTCACAGAAGACATTTGCCAATCTGTGCGAGAGCGTCTGGCACATTCCCTATGCGGTCGTTCGATCGATTGCCGATGCGACTGAGACGCTGGCGCAGTGGGGATGGCGATGACTCCCCGTCAAGACCAGGTATCCGAATGGATGGCCGCCTATGGTGGAACACCATCACAATGCGCTGAGTGTCTGGGGATAAGCTACAAGGCTGTTCAAAGGGCATGGTCGAAGGTCTGCGCCAGATATGGGTGGCAGGCGCGATGACTGCTCTTCCCCGTTGGAAACCCGAGGACAGCGTTAGGCTTGTCCGGCGAAAGAAGATCGATGGCGCTCCGTTCAAGAGATTGCAGACGGAGTTCGGCAGAAGCCACACTGCCCTTCACAAGCAGTTTCACAAGCTCGAAACCATGCTGGAATCCTCGCACGGCGAAATTCTTGAGCGCCATCGGGAGGAAGAGTTGGAGCTGTTGGAGAAGCTCCTTCGAGAACAGCGCTCTCCAGAGGCGTACGGAGACGAGCGCCCATGAAGCTGTGGAAAACCGCCGATCCTGACAAGTTAATGAAATATCGGCCACGCTTCCCGTGGCCTCAATCGTGTAATTTTCCGGCATGAGCTTCGATGCTCTCGCATGGGCTGGAAAATGCCAGCCGGGAACGGCGGCGAGAAAGCTTGTGCTTCTCGCGCTCGCCGATAGGCACAACACTGAAGAGAATGCGTCACGCCCATCAACGGCGTGGATAGCTGACTGGACTGGGCTCAACCGTAAAACTGTTATCGCTGCGCTGGACGAACTCGAGCGCAGCAACCTCATCAGCGACACAGGCAGGCGTAGCGGGGAAACGGGCCAAATAAAGGTCTATTCGCTCCACCTTGAAAGCGTCCCAAAAACGGAACAGTTCCAAAAACGGAACAGTTCCACTTTTTCCTCCAAAGAGTCCCAAAAACGGGACACGGATACTATTAGGGAACCAGTAGCTTCAGAAGCTAAAGCTTCTTCAGCTAGACCCGCGCGCAAGCGAGATGAGTTTCCCGCTCCTCCCAATGTTCCTGAAGAAGTCTGGCGCGACTTTCTGAATAGCCCGAAGCGGCGGAAGGCTGGGATGAGCGCGACCGCTTACGCCGGGATCACGAACAACCTCGTCGTTCTCGCGGAGCACGGTTTTCCGCCTGGAGAGATGATCGCCCTCGCTGTGGAGCGAGGTTGGACGACCGTGAAGCTGGAATGGGTCTTAAACGAACGGACGCGGCGAAATGAACGAACTGACACCAACCCAACCGGGACAGCACTTGCAAGAGTCCAGGCCGCGATACGAAGCGGAGATCCTTTCAACTGAGCTGGCGAAGATGCTCGGTTTGGTCGCTCCGGTCACGATGAGCGCGGACCAGCAAGCCATCTGGATCACATGCGCCATCGACGCTCTGCAAGGCATTCACGCTTCGGAAGTCGCTGCGGTTTCAATGGAGGTTCGCCGCTCGGTCACACGCCCTTCGCAGATTGTGCCGGAGATCGCCAAGCTGGTTGCGGTGAAGCGGGAGAGACGGAGCGCGCATATTTCGGCGCCCGTGATCGAGGGACCGCCACCGAAGAAGCCCCTTATGGACCGTCGCGGTGAGCCGATGAGTGAGGAAGAGACAACCGAGCTGAACGGGATATTGGAGACGCTGAAAGCCAAGGCCAGATATCGCGCTGACGGGTCCAGGTATTTCATCGAAACCAACTGAATTTCTTTGACTTTTCTGCCAATTTTATGTAGGTGACAGCATGGGTGATTTGCTTAATCTTGCAGAGCATTTCGAGAGTGAATCGCTCAACTGGCGCGGACAGCCAATGGGTAATCTGCTTCACTCAATGGCAGAGCTGCTGAAGTCCCACGCCTACGGGGATCTGGTAAGAGCCCAGATGCTAAGCTCAACGATGGTGAAGATGGCGATCGGGAGGGTGAATTAGTGGTCGAGCTGCTCCATCAGGATGGCAACTGGACCGCTGATAGAGCGCTCACCGGACTCATACCGCCTTATCGTACGATGGTCACTGATACGCAAATGCGCTGCGAGCTGGCGCTGAGTGAGGCCAGCCCGCAGGCGAATGGATTTGAACTCTTGAGGGGTCATTCAATCGGCTCCCGGTCGAGAGACCTTGTGGAACGTCTCAACGTCAAAATAGGCAGGGGAGCGCAGGCCGTGCTTCACGGGGCGCTTGCGGCACAGTTCCCAGCACGTAACGGTTTCACCGCTGTATGTCTGGAAGGTAACAGGCTCCCGGCTTACGCTGTAGTTGGCCATGGTGTCACCGAAGAAGCGCATTGTCTCGCGGGTGAAAAAGTAAGGCTCGCGCCCAGCTTCCTCGACAAGTGCGCGAAGCCGGGCTGGCGTCATGCGGTCAGTCATGGCTCAAGCCTCCTCGCTCTGAAGGTTAGATGGAAGCTCCTGATATTGCCCGAGCGACCCATCGCGAAAGACAGGATGGCCGAACACATGGCGAGTGCCGACCGACCAATCAGAGATGCGATAGCGCTGCCCGCCAGGAGACTTAAGCATAGCTCCTCCGCCAAGCCTGCGCGCAAGTTCAAAGGTATTCATCATCGTTCTCCCTCATCAGGTGGGACTGTAGTCCCGGTTATGCGAGCACAAACTCGCGAACTTGCTTCCACGTCATATCGTGGATGCGCTGATCCGTATTGTGGTGGACATAGACAACAGCGCACCGGCCATCGTCAATGTGTTTGCCGATATAGGCGACATAGCCGCCCGGACATTCACGCTTGGAAGCGCCCGGAAGCGCAGTGCGGATTATCTCTCTATGTAGGGTCTCGATCATTGTGCCATTCTCCTCTGGCGTGAGTGGGACAACGCCCCGGTGTTAGGCTTCCAACCAGCGCACGAAGCCCGGATGACGCTCTAGCTTAGCCTTCGCTGCCTCAAGCGTCCTGAATGCCATTGGCCGATAGCCAGGTGCATACATGGTGAAGCGATCAGCTCTCTGCCTGGTGATACCAGTAGGGTGAGGCATCTTGGAGCCGGTGAGGTAGTTTACCTCTGCGTAGATGGTTTTCTTCATTCCCATTCTCCCTTGGGTTAGGTGGGACAATGTCCCGATGCGCATTGATGTAATGAGGTCCGTTGGTCCTGTCAAGCATCGAATGCTATGAGGGTGGGAATAACTCATTTCCCGCATCATCACACATCTGCAATTCACGTCGCACCGGTAGCGGGTTACCGGCACGGGATGCGCTGATCCCGCCGCAACCTGGACACATGCGGTCGAGGCCTAGACCATTACGATGCATCGGCTTCATGTGGCGTCGGTCTCAAAGAGACCGGGGCATGGTGGCGGGCACCCCCAAAGTTGCGAGCGTGTTATGTTGTGCCATCAACCAATCTATCCGGCGTTTTCAAAAATCGGGTCCCTTAAAAAATCGCGGGTTTTCAGAAATTTAGCGGATTCCTAAAGTATTTGGATTTCGCAAATACTGTGATACTCTAGTCGAATGGGGCGGGAACTAGCTATTCAGACGGATCGTAAGTTCGACGGCAAGTCGATGCGTGCGTTGCCGGATCGTCAGCGCGGGTTTGTTCTTGAAATGCTCAAGAGGAATGCGAACCCTGCTATGGTGATGGAGGCGGCTGAGGCTGCGGGGTATAGGCCGGACTACGGCTATCACCTTATGCGGGACGAGGGCGTTATTGCCGCGTTACACGAGGAGTCGGTCAAGAGGCTTACCGGGGCTGCGATTGTCGGGGTCAGCGTTCTCTTGGAGATCGCGCAGTCAGAGGATCACAAGGACAGGTTTAAGGCGGCGAAGGAGCTTGCTGCCATCAACGGGTTCACGGCGGAACAGAGGATCAGGGTCGAGCATGTGACCGAGGACAAAAGAGACCTCATCGAGCAGATCAAGGGCATGGCTCGGGAGTTGAAGCTGGACCCGAAACAGCTCCTTGCGGGGGTCGGGGTAGTCGAGGGCGAGTTTACGGAAGTCCCTAATGAGTGAGGACCGCCTAGCCAGACTGGCGCAGGTCCTGTCGGCTGCGGTCGAGTTCAAGAAATACAACCGCCTCGAACAGTTCGTCCCCTACGCCAAGCAGAGAGAGTTCTTCGAGCTTGGGGCGACGAAACGCGAGCGAATGTTCAACGCCGGGAACCAGCTCGGGAAGTCCGACGCCGGAGCCTACGAAACCGCGTGTCACGTAACAGGAATATACCCGCCATGGTGGAAGGGCCTAAGATTCGACAAACCCATTCTGGCGTGGGCGTGCGGTCTCACTGCCGACAAGACGATGGGGATCAACCAGCTCAAGCTGTGCGGGAAACCGAACACCCCCGATACTCTTGGGACGGGTTTGATCCCGAAGTCGTGCTTCGTAACCGATCCTGTGCTGGGCCGGGGCACTACGGGTGCTTTTGCAAGCGTTGCTGTGAAACACGTAAGCGGAAGCTATTCGACGCTTGCGTTCAAGTCGTATGAGCAGGGCTGGCAGAAGTTCCAGGGTGACGGCGTAAGCTTCATCTGGCTCGACGAGGAGCCGGACGACTTCAAGGTCTACACCGAATGTCAGGCCCGTCTTCTCGCGACCGGCGGGTCGATGATGATCACCTTCACTCCGCTTCAGGGTGAGACGGAGCTGTATCAGTCCTTCGCCCGTGCCACGGATGCGGACAAGGGGTTCGTCAACATGACCGGTGACGATGTTCTCGCCGAACCCCACAGCCACCTAACGAGGGAGTCCTATGACAGAGCGATCGAAAGCTTTCCCGCTCACGAACAGGCAGCCCGCAGGTCTGGTCGCCCGATTATGGGATCGGGTGCTATCTTCCCGATACTTAGAGAAAGCATCGAGATACCACCGATTGAGGAACCACTGGGCCACTGGCGACTTGGGTGGGGAGTTGACTTCGGCGGAATGGGAGGCGCTTCTAGAAAGTTTAGCCATCCATTTGCTGCCGTCCTTGGGTTCTATGATCCGATCACGGATATTCTCTACATTGCGCACGCCCTCCAGCTAAAGAACATGATGCCGATCCAGCACGCCGACGCGATGAAGCGGGTGTGCGCCGGAGCCCCGGTATTCTGGCCCCACGACGGCCACCGGCAGACCAGAGACGATTCACCGGAGACGACGGCAGGTCTCTACCGGGGGCTGGGCCTTAGAATGTTCGCGACCCACGCCACCTTCCCCACCGGGGGGTATGCGACCGAAGCCGGTATCATGGAAATGCAGCAGAGATTTACTTCAGGAAGATTGAAGGTCTGCTCGCATTTGATCGACTGGTGGGAAGAGTTCGTAAGTTATCACCGCGACGAAACCGGAAACATCGTCAAAGTCCACGATGACCTTATGTCTGCAACCAGAATATTAGTTATGATGGCGAAGAGGTTTTGCGTCGGCGGAATACCAATGGGATCGTTGGGTGGACAGCATTGGAAAGACTTCGCAAGAAAAAACATTCAATCGAGCGATGGTGTTTTCATGGCTCATGGTGTAGACATAGACCCCTTTACTGGTTTATAGTCAGTCATGGCCCAGCCAAGTCCTTTAATTCCTACAAACCCCGGAGCCTTTTCGCAGGCTGGGATCGATTTGGGCTTGGGAGCCGATCTTCAGCAGCAGGTCGATAGTGAAATTCTGGACCGGCGAAAGCGGGCTTTGCTTGTCGCCAACCAGCAGCCTGGGGCGTTCGGGGCGTTGGCTTTGTCTGGGGTCTCGGGGGTCGGGAATACCGGGGGAATGGCGCTTCAGGCGCTAATGGGGACTGGGATGCCAAATGGGTGAGCTTGTCCGGCTGCACGAGGAGAAGCTCGCTGCACCGGCACAATCGGGATATGAAGAAGAGATCGTAACGACCCGGCTCGCTGAGTTCGGGCAGATGAACCTGTGGCGCAACACCACGGCTTCCCATTGGGAAGAGATCGCTGAACTCATAGATCCAGCCTCGCGAAACACCTTCTACTACGGCAATTACAACTGGCCTGGACAGAAGAAGACCGATCGCCAGGTAGACGCCACGGGAATGATGGCTCTTGGAAGGTTCTCGGCCATCCTCGACAGCCTTCTCACCCCTAGGAATCAAATCTGGCACCAGTTGGCGTCGGACAATCCAGACATCATGAAGAACCGTGACGCTCGTTTGTGGTATGAGGCAGTCACTAAGATACTATTTCAGGAGCGCTATGACGCTATTGCCAACTTCACCGCAGGTAATCAGCGGTCGTATAGAAGTATTGGTGCTTATGGAACTGGTGGTTTATTCATCGATCAGGCTGTTGATGACTGGAATCGTCCAGTAAATAAGCTACGCTACAAGAACATTCCTATTGGGGAATTGTTCATTAGCGAGAATCATCAGGGACGAGTGGATAAAGTTATTCGCTGGTTCAAGATGACGCCAAGACAAGCTTACCAGAAGTTCGGTGATCGCATTCCGGCAATGTTGCTGGCGGCAATGGAACAGAAGTCGGAGCAGATGTATGACTTCCTCCATTGCGTCCAGCCTCAGACGGATTACGAAGAGGGCGAGTGGGGCGTCAAGGGAATGCCTTACTCGTCTCAGTACATCTCTATTCAGGGCAGGGCATTACTTTCAGAAGGCGGCTATCGTTCTTTTCCTTATGCGGTAGGACGGTATATCCAGACGCCGATGGAGACCTATGGCCGGTCCCCGGCGATGGAAGTTCTCCCGGCCCTCAAGACCCTGAACGCCGAGAAGACCACGTTCCTGAAGGTCGGCCACCGGGCGGCGGACCCGACCCTCCTGACTTACGATGACGGCCTCATTGACCCGACCATGAAGCCGGGAGCGGTGAACAAGGGCGGCATGTCGGCGGATGGAAAGCCGCTAATCGGGATTCTTCCCACCGGGCAGATTCAGGTCACGAAGGAGATGATGGACGAGGAACGGGCGCTCATCAACGACGCCTTCCTTGTCACCCTGTTCCAGATTTTGACCGAGACGCCGCAGATGACCGCGACCGAGGTGATCGAGCGGACGAACGAGAAGGGTATACTGATCGCCCCCACGGTGGGACGGCAGCAGTCTGAATACCTCGGGCCGATGATCCACCGGGAGCTGGACCTTCTTTCACGCATGAAAAAGTTCCCGCCGATGCCCGACGTGATCCGGGAAGCGCAGGGCGAATATAACGTCGTTTATACGTCGCCTCTAGCAAGAGCCCAGCGGGCGCAGGACGTAGCGGGTTTCCAGCGCACCCAGCAGAGTGTGATAGAGATCGTCAACGCGACACAGGACCCCTCTGTCTTGGACGTGTTCAACTTCGACGTAGCGGTTCGTGAGATCGCCATGATCCAGGCCGTGCCGGAACGGTGGCTCAACGACGACGCGACAATCCAGAAGAAACGGAAAGCAAGGGCGGATCAGGCCGCGCAGCAGCAGCAGATTCAATCTCTACCCGCGCAGGCTGCAATGATCAAAGCCCAAGCCACGGTGGCGAAAGCTGGCGGCCAACAGGCACCTCCGGGGGCCGGACAGCCCGTGCCACAACAAGCGGGAGGACAATAATGGTCGATCATGTGCCGGGTAAGCCCCGGATCGGAACGTTCGTGGATTACTACAATCCACGGCTGATGCAGAGGATCGGGTTCACCGAAGGCTATGGGAAACGCTATGACGGTCCCTATGCGGCCTTGGTCACAAACAACCTCGGTCATGGCCTGACGCTTCGGATTTACTTTCCCGGCGTCAATTCGGTCGAGCTGGAAAGCGTCCCGCACAAGGAAAAGGCACCCGAGCATGTGACCGGGGACGGGACCAACCACCCGGCCCAGAACGGCAACGGATACTGGGACTGGCAGTCTCCGATTCAGGCCGCACGCGCGGCAAAGGAAGTCAGTGCCAAAGCCGATCACTGAGGAGCAGGCGAAAGCCCTGTTCGACAACACCGCCGAACTCCAGAAGGCTTACCTGATGGCGTTCTCCGGTCCATCGGGGGCAATGGTCCTGAATGATCTCTCACGCTTCTGCCGAGCCAATGAAACCTGCTTCCATGCCGACCCAAGGCTCCACGCGGTTCTGGAAGGGCGAAGAGAGGTCTGGCTTAGGATCGACGCGCAGAAAAACCTTACAGTCGAAGAATTGATGCAACGACGCCTCGGCGATTCCGCCGTGGTCGTGAAATATGAAGAGGGGGAAGACGATGAGTGAAGAAACAATCACGGTTGAAAGCACCGGCACGGTTACGGCAACGGCAGACAAGTGGTATTCCGCTCTCGACGCCGACACGCAGGGCTACATCACGTCCCGTGGGTTAGCAGACAAGGACCCGGTTCAGGCGTTCCTGGATACCGCCAAGGCCCATAAAGAGGCTCAAGCCTATATCGGGGTTCCCAAGGAACAGCTTCTCAAGCTCCCCAAGTCCGATGCCCCGCCCGAGGAATGGGATTCGGTTTACGAGCGACTGGGTTATTCCAAGAACGCCGACGACTACAAGCTCGAAGGCTTAAAGCACGCGGACGGCACCGACGTAGACGACGCGATGAAGGACTTCATCCGCGTACAAGCGAGTGAACTGAAGCTCTCACCCGCTGCCGCGCAGAAGCTCGCAGAGAACACGATCAAACAACTGGATACCACCAGGGCCGCGTCCACGGCAGAGGAAACCGCCGCCGCGACAAAGGCGCTGGAACAGCTCAAGCAATCATGGGGGCCGAACTACGAAGCCTACAAGGTCATTGCCGATCGCGCCTACGAAGCGCTGATGAAGGAAGCCGGGTTCGACCAGCCCAAGATGACTGCGGCCATTCAAAAGCTCGGTGAAACCGCAGGCAAAGCGGAAACGATGCAGCTTCTTCTGACGATCGGCAAGAAGCTTGGCGAAGATACGTTCGTTGGCGGTGGTGGTCCTTCCGGCAATACTTACTACACCAAGGAAACCGCAGTGGTCCGCATCAATGAATTGAAAGCGGATACTACTTGGACTGCTCGTTATCTTGCCGGTGGAATGGCTGAGAAGAAGGAAATGGAAAATCTTAGTGCCATTGCTTACGGAGTTTCGTAAGAAATAGCTTGACAACGAGTAACAGTTATAGGATTTAGGGTGCTGACATAAGAGCGCACACCCATTTGGGCCGCTCGATAAGTCATCCGACCCCCGGTTCCCGGATACGGTCTCCAAACGATCACTTTGATTGTGGAGTCATTCCGTGGCTACTGATGGTCTCTATCAACTTTACACGACCCAATTCTCGACTGTTCTTGAGCTGAAGCTCCAGCAGATGGGGTCGAAACTTCGCGGCAAGCTTCGCGAGGGCTTCCATGTCGGCAAGATGGCATCGCCGGTCAACCAGATCGGCGCGGTCCAGCTCAAAGCTCCGGCAGGACGCTTCGCTCCCATCCAGCGCACCGACCCGGATTTCACCCGGCGTTGGGTATTCCCGCAGGACGGCGAACTTACCCAGCTCATCGACAGCTTCGATGAACTGAAAACGATTGTCGATCCCAAGTCGCAGTATTCCGACAACGCCGCCCAGGCTGTCGGCCGTGGCTGGGATGACTGCATTATCGCCAATGCCTTCGCTACGGCACAGACCGGGCAGGACGCAGCGTCTCTCACTCCCGAGACGTTCGACACCACCAACTTCCGCATCGCCGATACCTTCGGCGCGGGCGCGACCTCGGTGGGCCTTACCGTTGCCAAGCTCATCGAAGCCAAGCGCATCTTCCGTCACTATCACGTCGATATTGACAGCGATCCGCTGTGCCTCGTGATCGGCTCGTCTCAGGAAGCCGACTTGCTCAAGCAGGTTCAGGTTGTCTCGACCGAGTTCAACGACCGCCCGGTTCTCACCGATGGCAAGATCACCCGCTTCCTCGGATTCGATATCGTCGTTTCCGAGCGGCTTGCGGTGGCCTCCAGCATCAGGAACTGCATCGCGTTCGCGAAGTCGGGCCTGTATCTCGGCATCTGGCGCGACATGACCAACATCGCCAGCCAGCGCAACGACCTCTCCGGTCATCCCTATCAGATCTACACCCAGACTTCGTTCGGCTCGACCCGCACGCAGCCGGGTAAGGTTCTGCAAGTCAACTGCGCCGACTCAACCGGGGCAGATATCACGCCTTAGTTTTATAGGACTCAAGATAATCGAGTAATTTGGAAAGATCAGGATGCTCAAGAACACCAATCATGATATTATGCCTTGCGCAGAGAAGTCCGCGCACTTGGCCAGTCGTGTGATGGTGATCGACGGCCAGTCGGCGTTTGTCGGGGTCACGCCCGCAAATCGCGCATCCGTTGTTCTGGGCTGCAAGAGTTTCTTCGTACCACTCTGGCGTAACTCCGTAGCATCGCTTAAGTTCTTCGCGCCATCTTTTGGCGCGAGCCTTATTCGATCGTTCGTAGGCGTCTGTTCTTTCCTTTCCGCGATTAGTCAGGCGGTACCGACGCTGATATTCCGCGTTCTTAGCGCGGATGGCAGCTTGTTCTTCAAGAGTTCTCATAATGTTTCATCTTACCCGACAGCTTACGGCTGTCAACTGATCACTCCGTAAGGGACATTGAGCAATGGCTGCTGACTCTGTTAAATCCGCCTCGGTCACCACTCTCGACAGTGTTGGGACGGCTTCCGCTACCCAGCTTACCGAGGGCATTGGCGGACCGGGCCGCGAGGTCAATCACTCTGACTATGTGGCCGCGACGGCTGCCGGTCTGGCTTCGACCTCCTCGCTCTACAAGATGGTTCGACTGGCGACGACCACCGTCATGAAAGACGGCTGGCTGTTCACCAAGGGCCAGATGGACAGCAACGGTTCGCCGACGCTGGCCGTGGACCTGGGGGCTTACTACTCGGATAGCACGACTGACGGAACGCCTGCCTCCCTCCAGGGTACTCAGATTTCCGCCAACTGCTTCGTTGCCGCCAAGGCGTTCGCCCAGACCACTTCGGGATCGAAGATTGACGCGCTTTCTAATCTGGATGCCAATCTTCGCACCTCGCCCTTGTGGAAGCAGGTCGGCCTCACTTCCGATCCGGGTGGATACATCGACGTTGTTCTTGCTGTTCACACCGCCGCAGCGACGGGCGTTGCGGGGAATGTCAGCATCAACCTTTCGACGGTGAATTAATATCGGGGTCTCCCCGAGGTCGCCGACCTTGCGGTCTTGTCCTCCTTCAACGGGGTCGGCGACCAAACATCAGGAGCCATGAATGGCCAGTGTCTCGCTAAGTTTCACGGTCGATAAGATCGAAGACGTCAACCCCGAGAACATCACGGTCGGGACTTCGGCTCCGGGTGCGGGAGACATTGAGCTTCGGGTGAACACGGCCAACGTGCCGAGCCTCAAGCAAATCTTCCTCGCGCTAGAAAAGCTCGACTGGTTCGTCAACGACCAGAACTACGGTCCCAAGACTTTCAAGGAGCTGTAATGCGCGCTCACGAGAGCTTCGCATGGAGCAACATCAGCGCCACACCGGCCCAGTTCAGCCTCCTTGGCGGAACTTATGCTCTGGATGCGGTCGCGACATGGGGCGGCGGGTCGGTCAAGCTTCAGCGCGTAGGCCCTGACGGCTCTACCCTGATCGACGCAGCCACGTCCATGACGGCCAATGGAACGTCTGGGGCGTTGAGCCTCACTCCGGGCAAGTATCAGCTCACGATTGCCACGGCCACTGCTGTCTATGCGAGTGTAACCCGCATTCCAGGAGAGTAACCCGTGGCGGAATATCGCGTCCCTCTGGACATCGCCAACCGGGCTCTCGATCACTGCGGCGTTCCCAATATCTCCGCATTCACGGATGACGCGAAGGGCGCTCTCTACACCAACGCGGTCTATGACAAGCTTCGTGTTGCCGAGCTTCGCCGCAACGTCTGGCGCTTCTCCGTAAGGAAGGCGGCTCTAAGGGCCGTGGACGAGAGCACCATGTTCCTCGTTCCCGCTGCGTGGGGTTCCACTGCGGTCTACCCACAGGGCTCCATTATCTCCTACAACAATACCTTCTATTTCGCGGCGCAATACGTGCCTGCGAACACGCCTCCGGGTAGCCCCGATGAAGCGTACTGGACGGTCTACTTCGGCCCGCAGACCGTCACGAAGTACGACTCCACGACCCAGTATTATGCCGGTGAGCTTGTCTACAACGTCGTTGCCGGGACAGTGAACGTCTACCAGTGCCTGATTTCAGGAACAGCGGACGATCCCACTTTGGGAGCGATCGCGTGGGATGCGGCGACGACCTACAACATCGGCGACACGGTATCCTATTCCAGTTCCACGTGGCAGTCGAAGGTCGATCTCAATACCAATAACACGCCGTCTGAGGATACCTACTGGACCGCCGTTCCAGTCACCAATCAGGCGGCAACCCAGATCGGCCAAGGCTGGCTACAGATCAACGCCACAGTCCGATACCAGCGGTTCCAGTATCCGATTGACGCGGGACCTCGGGACCAGTCGGCAAGCCGCAATGTCTTTCGCCTTCCCTATGGGTTTTTGAGGGAGGCACCGCAGGACCCAAAGCAGGGTGTCGCGTCCTATCTCGGTGCACCTTCCGGCCTGCCCTACGACGATTGGGTGTTCGAGGGTGACTACATCACGACCTCGGACAGTCAGGTCATCATCCTAAGGTCGGTCGCCGACATTCAGGACGTTAGCCAGATGGACCCGATGTTCTGCGAGGGTCTTGCAGCGAGAATAGGACTGGAGATTTGCGAGCCGCTTACCCAGTCGGATTCCAAGCTAGGCACGATCAGCCAAATCTACAAGACCATGATGGGGGACGCCCGCAACGTGAACGGGATCGAAACAGGTTCCGTCGAGCCGCCTCTAGATGATTATCTGGTCTGCCGGTTGTAAGCCGTGGGGACTGCCAGCTTCTCCCAAACTTCGTTTCTGGGGGGCGAATGGTCGCCTCAGATGCAGGGCCGCTTCGACCGGGAAGATTACAGAACGGGCTTAAACGTCTGTTTGAATGTGATCCCGATCGAGGAGGGCGCTGCTCCACGCAGGTCGGGAACCCGTCTGGGTGGAGTGACCCGGAACGGTGCGTATGCGGTCCTCAGAGAATATAACGTCGATGAGGCTCAGCCCTATGTTCTGGAACTGACTGCCGGCCATCTGAGACTGTGGCGGTCTGGAGCGGGACTAGTCGTGTGGTCCGGAACGCAGGTCACGGCGATTTCCTCTGCCAACCCCGCTGTCTTCACCGCTCCAGCTCATGGGATGGCTACCGGGGATCAGGCCATCTTCACGCTTGGCGGTGCGACTGTATATGCCGGTATCGATCAGGTCCTTGGGCGCCAGCTCGCAGTATCGGCGATAGACACTAATACCTTCACCGTAACCGACGCTTTGACGGGCGCGGCGATTGACGGAACCCTGATCACCTTCGGCAACCTCAACACCCTCACGGTCTATAAGATCGTGGACATTGCCACGCCCTATGCGGAGACCGACCTACAGCAAGTTAGAATCCTTCAGGACGGGACTGACGCCCTTCTCCTTCACAACAGCCACGCGCCCCGTATCTTCTCGCTGACCAATGCGACGGACGGCTCGTTCACGACAGCCTCCCTTACGCTCGCGACGTTCCATGACGGACCCTATCTCGACATTCCCTCGGACGGGACCACCCTAACCCCAAGCGCAACGTCTGGGTCGATTACATTTACCGCCTCTTCCGCCTCTGGAATCAACGACGGGAAGGGTTTTGTCGCGACTGATGTTGGGCGCATGTTCCGCGTCTTTTCGGAGCCTGCCGCATGGGCCTCGGGGACGGCTTATTCGTCGGGCAATCTGGTGAAGGAAGCGGGGACTTACTGGAAAGCCGTTCAGTCATCTACCGGCGTTCAGCCCAGCACCGACAACGGAACCAACTGGGTCATTGACCCCAGTGCGGCGGCGTGGACGTGGGGCACGATTTCATCGGTCACGTCCACCACGGAGTTTGTCGGGACGCCGGTAACGGAAGTCACCTATCCAGACAACGTAGCCTCTGGCAACCTCCTCTACACCACGCCGATCACCGCATGGCAGCTCGGGACCTATTGCGACACCACCGGCTATCCTTCGTGCGGAGCCTATTACCAAGGCCGTGTGTGGTTAGGGGGGGCGGTCAAGAACCGCTTCGATGCCTCGGTCTCCAACGACTTCTCCGTCAACGGCTACATCAACTTTGCCCCGACCGGCCTCGATGGAACGGTCGCCGACAACAACGGCATATCGGGCACCCTGAACGCCAAGGAAATCGAGAACTTCCTGTGGATGCTCCCCGACGAACAGGGGGTTCTAGCGGGGACTCAAAGCGGGGAATGGATCATCGCCTCTTCGGGCGGCGGCGAGCCGATCACTCCGACCTCAATAGCAACTCGGGAAATGACGCACTACGGGAGCGTCAATACCCCAGCCATCAAGATCGACCGGGTTACGGTCTTCGTCCAGCGCGACGGGCGCAAGGTCTATGAATATATGGCGAACTACTTCACGCAGAAGTTCGTCGCCGACAATCTGATCCTCCGCTCCAAGCATCTCTCCGTCAGTGGTGTGGCGGAACTTGCCTACATGCGGGAACTCACCCCCGTCATCTGGTGCCGCCTGAATAACGGGGGACTGATCGGCTGCACCTACAAGCACGACGATCCCATTAAACCCATAGAGTTCAACGGGTGGCACCGTCATACATTGGGGACTGGAAGGAACGTCATTTCCATACAGGGCGGTCCAGCCAACGGGGGAGAGACGGATACCATCTCTCTTGCCACTCAGGACCCGTCCACCACCTATTGCTACGTCGAGTTCCTTCAGACCCTGTGGGACGATAGCGATAGCCTTTTGACTGCCTGGTATGTGGACGGCGGGGCAATCCCCGTTGGCGCCGACAAGATGACGGTCGATGGTGTGACTGTCATTCGCATCTACGGCCTCTGGTATATGATCGGGGAGAGTGTGACCGCGTGGGGCGCGGGCCTCGATCTCGGGGACTTCACCGTTTCTTCTGGTGGGACGATCGACATTCCCCTGAACGCCACGTCCTCGCTGTTCACCGATAGCCTTCTTGCAAGCATCACCGCTGCTGGCTGCACCCCGCTTTCCGTGGAGATAACGGGATGAGCGCTGTCGCTTATGTCATGTCGGCAGAGGAGAATTATACCTCCGTCATCGCGGGGCAGTTCTCCAACAGCACCGCGCCCAACTTCTGCACCTGCAATGAATACTGCCTCGGGACGGCCTTCGACCGTGTTCGCCGCAACATCATGTATTGGACGACGATCACCAGTCAGACGGCCGATCCCGACCAGTTCAGCGCAGTCTATGAGGTCAATGCGACAGGGAAGACCCTGTGGTCGGGGCATGGGGCTACTCCGCCGGGAAACACCATCGATCTATGCCAAGAGTTCACGTTCCAGACCGCGGCCAAGAATATCGATTCCGGATCTGTCACTTTCTACCCGGCCTACGACGCCTCGAAAACCGTTCCTTCGGGGAAGGGGTCAGGAGGCGTTACCAGCTTTACCCTCACCTCCGGAACCTCCTTCGCCTTCGGGACGACCGAGCCCAATTACCTCACCGGAGGGACCGGAGAGGGGGCGAGTGCCGCCGTCACCGGAGACCCTGTTACTGGGGTAGTTACGGGTGTCACTCTCTGGAACATCGGGCACGGCTACACAGTCGGGGACAGGCTCTACTGGGGGACGGCTGGACAGGGTTACATAACCGTCGATGCCGTCAACTCCGGGTCTGACGGGTCTTGGGGCCGGTCGGTTGTTGCGGGCCTTTCAAACGGCAATAGCAATCTTGGTCTGTTCGGCGGAAGTATCGAGCAGTCGGCTGTCACCGATCCCAGGACGGGCAACTTCTGGTGCGCGCCGTGGAACAAGCAGGTCCATTGTTTCCAGCGTTCCAACAACTATGCCTCAACAATCGGGCCGCTGGAGATCGCGAGGAACAGCGGTTCGGCTAATGCCGCGCCCATCGGGACGACGGCTAACTGGGCCTATGTCTATGCCAATTCCAACGCGACTCCCGGTGTAAGCAGCGGGCAGGAAATCCTTGTCCTGCCAAGCACGCCATCATCGTCTGAGATTTCCGCAGATGCTTTGACGGCCACCTACACCTATGCGGTTCCTGACAGCACCTACAGGCTTTACCAGACCGATATCTTCCCGTGGGGCTGGTCGGTCGGAGCCGACTCCAATCTCTATATCTTCGCTTCAAAAAACACGACCAAGGCGTTCAAGCTGTGGAAGTGCGTCCCCGGTTCCGGCTTTACTGACCTGACGCCATGGTCCTCTTCGACCGGACCGAATAGCGATTGTGCGAGCTGGGTCCAGACCGCTTTCGGTGGCAATGCGATCCTTCAATTACCGAACGATCTTGTTCTCCTCTCCTGCCTTGCCCCTGGAGATTATACCGGAGGAGCCGGGGGAACGGTTGCCACACTGGGAGCAAGGTTCAGGATCGACTGCACCTATTACAATCTCTCAGGCGCGACCTTCGACTATCACGAACATATGGTCGGCGGGTTCATGGACGCGAACTGGGCCGTCACCGATCAGGCGGGAGCGGCCTATCTCGTTACCGGTTGCGATCCGCTGGATATAGACCTCGACCGCAGCGACTACGTTCATTCGGTAGATTATACCGTCCGAAGGTTCCGCTTCGACTGTATCGCGATGAGTGGCGGTTCCATAGTCGATGCGTCCAATTATCACCTGTCGGTCTTTGTCGATTACAAGTTCACCTACGGCTCGGCCCCGCAGGTCGTAAGCGTTATCCCCGAGACCGGATGGGACACGGTTTACACCGGCTATGCCGGAACTCTGGGAAGGTCGCAGGTTGTCTCCGGCTCTCAGTATAACCAGGCTGTTGCCGGTGGAACGTCCGGGGGCCTGAGTTACCCTGACAGTTTTGCTCCCGGAATCTGGGATCGAACTGGCAATGCAATCTGGCTCGCGGCTGAGGAGCCGGTCTGGTGCAAGTTCAACACGACCTTCGCGGTTCGCTACAACCAGTGCGTTGCGGACAGGGGGGACACGACCTCAAGCGCCACCTCTCCGTTCATGAAATTGTCGTTCGCCGACCCCGCGCTCTATTGTGTCCCGTTCTGCATCGGGAAGACCTATTGCAGCAAGGGGCAGATACTAAGGCCCGTCACTCCAAACGAGAGCATGACGCAAACCGGGCCGTCGCTCGGCAAGTATCGCAGAGCAACGTCGTCGGGTGTTTTGTTCAACGACGCCCAAGGGGTCAAGGTCGGCGTAGACTTCATGACGATGCGGACGTGCGACTTCAAGTCAACTGGCGGAACTGTAAGTATTCCCCTAACAGAAACCTTCTCTGGTATTTACTGGTCACCAGTAGACGCCAACTCAAATTATGATAACATGTGGTGCTGGGAAGTCTGTCGTCCATATCCATGCACGGTTGTTGCAGTCGAGCTTCAGCACAAGGCTAACGAGAACGTCTGATGGGTGGGATCAGCGCGGGAGGGGCAGGACAAATCGCTGGCGGTGTCGGAGATTTATTCTCAGGCATCTTCGCTGGACTTGGCGATTACGCTGAAGGGAAGGCTTATAGCCAGGCTGCGAAATATGCTAAGCAGAACGCCGTCGTTTCTGAAGAGGCGGGGCAGATCAAGTCGTTCCAGACCGAGCGCGCGATCTATAGGACCCTTGGTGCGCAGAAAGCGCAATACGCCGGAGCCGGACTAGCGGAGAGCGGGAGCGCGCAGGACGTTCTTCGCTCAAGCATTTCTCAGGGATCGCTGGAAAAGGCGATTGTCAACGAGCAGACCCAGATCAACGTCACCGGCTATGAGGAGCAGGCGGCGCAATTCAAAGGCATGGCGACCGCTGCCAAAGAAGCGGGAACCGGCGATATCATAGGCGGAATCTTCAAGGCCGCCGCAGCGGTCCTCCCGTTCATATGACAAGGGTAAACAACTGGCTGGCGCTGCACATGACCTTGGCGGCGGGGACGGTGTGGTGCTTCTACACCTTCTTCGTCCTCTGTCTCCTGCCGCTGATGTTCCCGGCTTATCAGGGGGATATTCTCTACGTCTCCAACTGCTTCCAGTTGGTCCTCCTTCCGATAATCATGGTCGGGCAGAACCTTCTGGGGGCCAAGTCGGAAGCCAGAGCCGAGCAGGACCATGAGATGATCATGGGCGAGTTCGCGGAGATCAAGGAGATGCACGCCGAACTGAAAACCCTTGTCGAAGGGAAGGTGTAGGCCGTGCCAAATATCGTCGAATATAATGCTCAGTCGAACCTAGAACCTACCGACCGTGGGATACAGGCCGCCGAGGTCGCGGGGCGCAGGATCGGCCTATTCTACCACCAGTTAGCAGACGATGTGAAAGGCGTCGGGGATGCTGTTGAGCAGCACATGGGCGTCATGGAAACGTCAGAGCTGTATAAGACCGGGACTGAATTGGAGTTCAACCTAAACCAGCAATTTGCGCAGCAGAGCGCGGAATCTGAAAAGACCGGGGGCTACGATCCCCATTTCGCTGATCGCTTCATGGCCAATGTCGGCCCTGTTATCGATAAATGGGCGTCAGGCGCATCAACCGACCGGGGCAAGCAAATTGCAGCCGAGATGGGCGCTCAAATCCGCACTAATGTGTTTCGCCGGGCCGCTGCCGGTCAGGCCGCCATGGACCTCTCACATTTTCAAACCAATGACCTTCAAACGATCAACCATCTGTCGGCTTCGCTGATCGATGACCCCTCTGAGTCCAACTACGAACAGGTGGTTGGGACCGTGGAGGGACTGGCCAGAGAGGGCGTGTCCCATATCTCTGACGTTGAAATTCGGGAGAGTGCGTACACCCAACGCATCAAGGACTTTCTACCCGAGCTTACCATAGCCCGGTATCGCGGAATGGCCCTGGCTGCCAAAAATCAGATTGGCGAGATGGGAGACGAAACGCAGTCTAAGGCGCTTGCGGCATTCGACGACGCCACCACCAAGAAGGAGGGGTTCGACAATCTGTCGCCGACACAGCAGACCGCTGTTCTCGAGCTGCGTGATGAAGCCGTTCGGCAGGGCAAGGAACTGTTCAACACCGCAGACGCCGCACAAAGGAAGAAGGATTCCGACGACTTCGACGCAGCGATTCTCCCCATTGAGACGTCGCTGTTTCAGGACAACGGAGCGGGTGGGGTTACGATGGCTGTCACCCCGCAGGCGCTTGAGGCTGTTCAAAGGGCAGCACAGATGCCCGGAGCAAAACAGCACCCGGAGAAGATCGAAGCGCTCCTGAATGCAATGCACACCGCAACTCAGGACAAGCTTGCGGGCAAGGAGACCGTCACCGATCACTCGACGTTCGTTCAGCTTTCCTCGGAGATCGGGTCCAGCGCAAACCCCCTCACCACAACCGAAGTCGATAAAGCCTACGCCCAAGGCAAGCTGGAGGAAAAGGATTATTATTTCCTCAGAACCTCGGCGGTGGACAGCAAGCAGTCCGCTCCAAAGGCGGTCCATGCCTTCACCGAACTCAATCAGTGGCTGACTAGAATCAAGCCGATGATCGACAAGTCCAATCCCTTGCTCGGGAACTTGGACCAGACGGGCGTTCAGAACTTCTCCTATTTCTCGTGGGACGCGACCCAGAAGCTTAAGCAGATGATCGCTGCCGGGTATGATCCGGAACACGCCCTCACGATGATGACTGACCCCCGCAATCCAAGGGGGCTATATCACTTCATCCCGCAATATCAGGTGCATGACGGCAAGGCCGGACTGAAATCGGTTATCCAGTCGATTTCCTCTGGCAAGCCGCAGCCGATTGTCGCCCCGCCGGGAGGTGTGAGACAGGCCCCTCCAAGGGGAGCAAACGAATCCACTGACGCCTATCTCAAGCGAACGGGCGGCTAATGCCCGACGCACCAGTCGCAAACGCAGTCAAGGGGCTGCTGAACACGCTTAACCCCGCCGCAGGGGTCGCGGATTACCTCGTCGATACGTTCACCGGTCACCTCCACGATGACAGGGCGCTGGGGCAGGCCAAGACTCAGCCGATTGCCCCCGGCGCTGCCGACATAGCAAAATTACATGCAGCGGGTTTTTCCGATCAGGAGGTCGCCGACTACCAGAGACGAACAACCCAGAAGCTTCTGGATGCGGGCTTCTCGGTTCAGGACGTTGAGGCGCATTGGGGGGCAACTGACCCGCATTCCCCGGAAGTCTCCAACTACGTCGCCAACAATGTCCGCCAGTCCGGAGTTACGGAAGCCCACGGCCCGCTGGCCGCGTTCGAGGCAGGATGGGGAACGTCGGTCGCCGGTATCGCGACCCACATGGTGATGGGTGAAGATCCAAACAAGGCGTTCCAGGTTCAGCCCGGTCACGGACTGCTCAACAATCTCGCAATGGCTGCGGGACAGACCGCAGGAGACATCGGAACTGACGTATTGGGTTTCTTCGGTGGAGCGGCGGCGGGCGCTGCTGTTCCGGGTGTTGGCGAGACTGGAGCCTCTGAGGTTGTAGGGGCGGTTGCTGGTGCGGCGGGCATGGGGATCGCATCACAGGGGACAAGGGAGGTCCTTCTCGACGCCTACAATCGCGGGCAAATCCACAACGTCAGCGACTTCCTTCATGTTGTCGGCGCCAGCACGATCCGCACGCTAAAATCGGGGGCTGAGAACGCGCCGTTCGGATTGGCTGGTCCGATTGCCGGGAAGCTGGCTGAGATCGGGGCAAAGCCCGTCGCGGCCACGGTCGGGGGGATCGGCGGCGCTACGGTTGCGGGTGTAGGAACGGGCGCTGCGATCAATCAGCGTATGCCTGACGCGCAGGACTTCGTGACTGCGGCGGCTACCATGCTGATCGCTCACGGCGTCTGGAAGGCCGGTGTGGTCGTTCACGGTGTCTTCCGTCCATCGCCTGAGGTTCTCCACGCTGCAAACAATCTCGAGGAAATTTACCGGCGCAACGGAACGGCTCCATGGGATGCGGTCAATAAAGCCAGAGAGGACGCTGGACTAAGGCAGGAGATTCTGCAGCAGGACGTGAACGGCAACAGCGTTGCCCCAAGGACGCACGCCGTCGCTCCTCCTGAACCTCCCCCAATCAAGATAGGAGGTGAGGAAGAGTCCAGACCGGGGATGAAGAACGTGACTCCGGGCCATTCTCCCAAGGTCACATCATTTGAGGATTTGTCCACCGCGCTTGAGGGATCCCGCGATGACAGCGTGTCCCCCAAGGGGGCTATCGGCAAGCATCAAATCATGGTGGGCACGGCCCGCCAATATGGGTTCGGGGAGGGTATGAGCCAGGCTGAGCTGGCACAGTGGCTTCACGATCCGAACAACAACGCGATGGTGTTCCACAAGATCGCCGCCGACCTCCACGCGAGGTTCCACGGCGACATGAACGCCATGCTAATCGCCTATAACGCCGGGCCGGGACGAGCGGGAGAGTATCTCACCAAGGGTCCGGGGACGATGCTTGAGGCCATCCCGGATAAAACGGCGCGTGGTGGAATCCGCTACGAGAGCGTTCCGTCTGCGCGTGATGAAAGCTGGCTCCCGATGGAGACCCAGAAGTATCTCGCCAACGGACGGAGACGGTCTGGTGGGGCTTCACAAGCTACGGAGATGGCCGGTGGTGGTGAAGGAGGCAACAACCTTCCCGTTTTTCGCGTCTTCCCGTCCGAAGAGAACCATGCGGAAATGGGCGGCGGCGGAGAGGGTGGTGGCGGAGAAGGCGGAGGAGGCGGAAACGAGCCTCCCGGCGACGAACCCCCTAGCCTCGAAGGACCGGAAGAAGGACCGAAATACACGCCAGAACAAGCAACCGATGAGATCATGACGAACATCGGGGAACCTCAGAAACCCCCGAGCCTCCTCAATCCGCAGAAGATACTCCAGCAATATGTGAGCGAGCTTCAGCCCGCCTACAATATCGACAGCCGCCTGGTCGAAGAGGGAGCAATCGACCGAAATAGAGACGTGGGACAGCGCGATATGTTTCGCCAGACCTACGCCTCCGATACCCGCGCCGGGGCCTTCATGCGCTACGGCGTCCTCAGGATCGGGAACAACGCAATCGAGGTGGTGAAGGATAGTCCCTCGATTGAGAAAGCGGTGGAAGAAGTTCGGAAGTCCGGCGGCGATATGCGGGGCTGGGTCGCCTACATGCTGTCCAAGCGAACCGTGGACAAGGACAAGCAGGGGATCAAGACCGGCTTCAACCTCGACGCGGCCAAGGTTCTCGCGGAGGATTCCGGGGAGCAAAGCAAATACGATAAGGCCACGCAGACCTTCAATGGGGTGATGAACGGCGGGCTCGAATATGGCCGGGACAGCGGCCTGTTCAGCCAGGCCCAGATCGAGGCGATGAAGCGGGACAATCCCGCCTACATTTCCATGCGCCGGGTGATCGGCGACGATGAGGCGTTCGGGACCGGCGCGGGCAAGTTCAACACCAGAGACCCCCTTCGCCAGATGGAGGGGTCGGATCGGCAGATCATCGACCCGGTTCGTGCCACACTGGATAACCTTCGAGTCATTGTCGCGATGGCGGACAGGAACCGCGCCATCGGTTCGATCATCGGCCAAGTGGAGAGGGGCAATCTCCCCGACCTCGGTTTGGAGAAGATTGAGGACGCGAACGTTCCAAAGTCGAAGGCTCTGGCGCCCTACGGGATTACCGATGAAACACCCTACGAACCTCTTCTGGCAGAGCGAGCATTCGGGAAGCTCAAGCCCAACGAGTTCATCTATTATCGCAATGGTGTGCCCGAGCGGTGGAAGGCCAACGATCCCGCTCTAGCGGCATTGATGAAGAGAACGAGCAATGCCGGTGAAGCCAATATCATCGGCAGGGCTCTGGACAAGATCGCGGCACTGGATCGGGCCGGGGTTGTTCTCGATCCCTCCTTCCCTACTCGGATCACCCTCCGCCACCAGATCACCGCCTACATTGCCTCACCGCTTCACCCGCCCCCGTTCCTCACATGGATGAGCGGCATATCTGACGTGCTGACACAGAACGGCGTGTTTCAGTCATGGATGGCCAACGGAGGAGCTGGAACGGCCTTGGCCGACATGGACGTGAAGTGGTTCCAGCGCGACATGGAAAAGACCTTCGAGGACGAAGGGATTTACAACCGCCTGTGGAATACGGTGAAGCACCCGCTGGAAGCCTACCAGTGGGTTGCCGAGCGGATGGACGCTGCGGCCAGGGTTGGAGCCTACAAGAAGGGGCTGGACATGGGGCTGTCCCCATTGAAGTCCGCGACCCTCTCACGCGAAGCCTATCTGGATTACGCCGAGAAAGCCTCGCTTCAGGCGGTGAACAGCATCGCTCGGAAGGTTCCGTTCTTCCGCCCGAAGATACTGGGCCTAAAACAATTCGCCGAAGCCTTCGCCAACGATCCGAAAGGCTTTGCGAAATTCGGACTGAAGGGGACGCTGGGCCTCACGGTCGCCACAGTCACCGTCCCGACCATGCTCCTCTACGCGGCCAACTATTATTACGACAAATACCTGCCTGAAGATCAGCGGTATGATGCGATTCCCCGCTGGATAAGGGACACGCACTACATCACCCCTCCGATTGCGGGAGCGCGAATCCAGTTTCCCTACCCTCCGGTTGTCGGGACGCCCTTCGGCGGACTGGTCAACCGCTTCCTCGACTCCTGGAAGAAGGACGATCCTCACGCCTTTGACGATTGGGCGTCGGGCCTCTTCGGCGAATACAAGCCGCAGGAGATGATGCCCACGGCGATTAAGACGCCGCTGGAATCGATTGCCAACTACAACTTCATGACCGGCCACCCGATTGTGCCCTCGTCCGTCGAGGCAGCGGACGGCTACATGCAATACACGAACGCCACGACCGAACCGGCCAAAGCCATTTCGCGATGGCTCGGACCTCCGGGTGTCAACGTCGCCAACTTCTCGCCCATTCAACTGGAGCATTGGGTGGATGGCTGGACCGGCCCCGTGGGTATGGGAATCCTCAAAGCCGTCAATGGGCGGATGACGGACTACAAGCCGCCGCACCAGATGGCGGACACCCCGATTGTCGGAACATTCTTCGTCCGCAATCCCGATATGCACGCCCAGCAGATCGAGGATTTCTACACCGACCTCAAAGCGATGGAGGCGGCGCATACCGACTTCGCGCTGGCCTTGAAGCACGGTGACCAAGGAGAGATCGCAACAGCCACGAAGGGACCGTTCTACGGTCTTCGGATTGTCGGCAAGATCGCGGCTGCTCTAAAGGTCCAGTCGGCCGCAATCTCTGCGGTCAACACGGACACCACCATGCGGCCCGAGGAGAAGTCGCAGGCGGTCGATCAAATCCTGAATAGCATGATCCAGCTCTCGGTCACGGGATCGGGGATCGTCGCCCAGATACAGGGGAAAAAGCCGAGCGAAGCGTTCCAGAAGCTTGACGAGAACCAGCAGATCCAGACCGCAACGGCGGTGGCGCAATGAAGCCGCCCAAAGTCGTCATACCAGGATTGAACAGGGGTATAGGCGTTCCCGCCGGATATGTGCTTGGTCGTCTCCCCGGCACAGGACAGGGGCCTGCGCAGCTTCTTAGCCTTACCCATTTGAAGCAGATGGGGCTTGCTGCAACCTCCAGCATCTCAACCACCTACGTCCCGAACACGCGCCAGATTCACACAACCTCGCCGATCCTTGGCGGCGGACCTCTCTCGGCGGACCTTACCCTTTCCCATGCGGCGAGCGGGGTAACGGCGGGATCATACACCAACGCCAACATCACCGTGGATGCGGACGGGCACGTTACCGCCGCTTCTAACGGGACTGGCGGGGGTGGCAGCGGGACAGTCACAAGCGTCAGTGTCGTCACGGCAAACGGTGTTAGCGGTACAGTCGCAACTTCGACCACGACCCCGGCGATCACGCTCACCCTCGGAGCAATAACCCCGTCCAGTGTGGCGGCGACGGGAACGGTTACTGGATCAAACCTCTCAGGAACGAATACCGGCGACCAGTCGGCGGCCAACCCCACGGCAACGGCTTCCGATACGGCGGTAAACGGAACGGCCACAACGTTCATGCGGTCGGATGCTGCCCCCGCGATCCAGAAAGCGTCATCGTCACAGTTCGGATTGGTCAAGGTAGACGGAACGACTATTACAGCAACTGGTGGTGTCATCTCTTCTAGTGGTGGAAGCGGTGCAGTAACCCTGATTAAGGAAGTGGTTACTTCAGGCTCACAATCGACAATCACCTTCTCCTCGATACCAGGGACATATCGTGATTTGATTGTCGTAATCAGAGGACATGCTAGCGCTGCGGTGAACGTTCTGGCGCGGTTCAATAGCGATACAGGCGCGAACTATCAGTGGGAGTTTGGCCGGGTAAATAACACGACATTCACGGGACTAGGCCAAGTCGCGCAGACCACGATCGGACTGGCGACCCTCCCGACGGCCAGCACACATGCGGGTGGGGGCAGGGCGATAATATATAACTACCGCGACACCAATTTCTTCAAATACTATACATCTGAAAGCGGTCGATCAGACGGGACGACTGCCACCACTCAGAATAGGGATTTCTACTCAGGAGAATGGCTGAACACTGCGGCAATTACGCAGATCGATATTCTCCTTTCGTCTGGTAATTTTTCCGACAACTCAGTGGTTAGCCTCTATGGACACATGTAGCCGAGCTAGTGTCTAACGCGCCAAGCTCGAATCAGGAACAGCAGCAATATCCAGAACGGCGCACTGAGCAAAAACCCCCACAGTATGCCCTTGATCGGCTTGGCTTCCTCACGGATCAGCCTTTCAAGAGAGAACGTGTTTTCAAGATATTTGAGAAGGTCTCTCGCGCTCACGATACTCCTAACCCGAGCGCCACCACACTAACCCCTAGAAACTCGGCAGGCAATCAGTTCACGCGGCGATATTCAATCGGCACACGATCTTCCGCCTGTTCGGTCTCCGGTCTGGCGTCTTCCTTGATCCAGCCCCGGACTTGAGCGAACAGCGCGTGCGCCTGAACGTCGGACAGCTTCAGGTGATCGACCAGCCTTCTCAGGTTATCCAGCAGTTCGTCGATGTGGCAGACGGCGTAAGCGAACTGCCGCCGGTTCTGTTCATCGACATAGTTGGAGAGGACGATCCCCTTGTCGTCGATGATTGCAGAGGGGCCAAGCCACGGGGGATTGTTGGTCGGCATTGCCATGACGGCTCTTAAGATTAGCCCGAGCTTGTCAGACTCCGTTTGAAGGAGGCACCGCGCCCACCATTGCTGGCGGATCATATCGGCGACCTCGACGCGGAGGCTCGGATTGGCAGCTACGCTGGATTTGAGCGCCGACTTCATGCGTCCTCCGGCGGGGCAACATTCACGTATCCGCAGGTGACGCATACCCTCCACCCGCGCTCGTCCACGGGACCGAAGCAGTGGACGTTCTTCATGCAGAACTCCATGCTGTGAACGGGGGGTGGAGCTTCAACCTTGGGAGGGGGTGGAGTATCGTCCGACATGAGGCCGTCCACCTCTTCGGCTTCCCGGTTCAGGTCATCGGCAATCTCGGCGAATATCCCGGCGGCTCGCCTGAAATGCCCGCTCCCCATTGCATCGCAGGCGGTGACAAGTCTCCCGCCGAGTTTCAGGTCTGCGGCAGTAATGGAACTCACCTAATGGTCCCCCTCGATAAGCATCTCCAAATACACAATACGCCAGAAATAACTATTGGTAAACAAAGCATGGCTTGATATAAAGGATCAGGAGGACGCGGCGGGGGAAGTTGCGTCGTGGACGGTCATAATAATAGTGTCATCGTCCATTTGGCCGACGCTGGAGCATTGACCGGAGCGGTCGCTGCATTCTTCCACTTACTGCCAAACCTTACAGCGTTACTTGCCGCGATCTGGATTATCCTCAGAATCGGTGTTGCTTGGCAGGAATGGCTGCTCAACCGAAGGAAGCTGAACGCCTCTCGAATAATCAATGCAGCCGATGAAACCCATGACGGGGTGAGGCCGTCGTGAGAGCATCTGTCCTCCGGCACTGGCGCAACGGCCACGCGATGGACGTAATCCTCGGTGAATTGTGGGACCCTGTTATCTCGGAGGGAATACCGAGCCGGTTTCATCAGATACTCTCCGGCCTTTCGGACGATGGGACTGGAGGCGGGGGGGCGTCCAGCGGGCGTCTTACTCAGCCGGAGAGTGATATTCGGCACGCTGACCGCACTTCTCGCGAAATCCATGCGGTCCATGGCGCCCAACCTCATAAATTGAACGCAGTGCTTTCAACGCACTCGGCTTCGGACGGTTCCGATGCTTGAGGTGATAAAATCACGCCTTATCAACGACTGGCGGCAATCGTGGAAGTTCGGAAGCGTCTGGCTTCACTGGATCGGCACGGCAGCATTTGCCTATGTTATCGACAATCCCAATGCGCTGAACAACCTCGTTTACGGCATTCCTCCCGAGTGGCGAAAGCCGTTCCTGTTCACTCTTGCCGGGGCATGGTTCGCATTCGGATGGGCTGTCCGCATCTACAAGGGCAAGTCCAATGGCTAGCCGGGGCCAGAAGATCGCCGCGGCCTGCGCCTTGGCGTGCGGACTGACTGCCGGTTTCGAGGGATTGCGGACGCGGCCTTACGTCGATCCGGGCAACCACCGGACGCTCACTGTATGCTTCGGCGATACCGAAGTCGAGATGCGCTCCTATACGCCGGAAGAATGCCAGATGCTGCTGGAGACGCGCCAACAGCGCGACTACGCGCCCGGTGTCCTCAAGTGCGTTCCTGCCCTCGCCGACAAGCGCGAGGCGTTCGCTGCCTCAGTGGATGCATCTTACAATGCGGGTGTCTCCGCCTTCTGCCGTTCCCCGATGGCCCAGCGGTTCAACCGTAGCGACTGGGTTGGCGGCTGCAATGCCTTCCGCACATGGCACACCATGCCCGGAACCAGCGTCCACAACGGTCTGGTCCGCAGGCGCAATGCGGAGGCGGTTCTGTGCCTCAAATCAACCAACGGGAACCGGGAGGGATGATGTGTCTTTCCGCCGCGCGCTGCGTAGATGGCTCGCAAACGACAAGCCGGACCTTATCCCGTCTGATTGCGTGGTCGCGGTCTGGGGCGGTCCAGTCGGATGGATCTACGACATCACCGGGGATTGCGCTCGGGTGTGGTGGCACACTGCCGGACACGGACGCTATGAGGTCATCCAGCTTAACCTCCTGCGCAGAGGGTCTGCTGACCCTGCGTCGGGCTTGGATGTGAGGCGGCGATGAGCGTCGTCCCGATCCGCCCCGATCTGCCTATCGCAATAACGAGCGACACGCTTCGCTTTTGCGAGGACTCGGTTGCGGACTTCGTGGACGCGACAGTCTCCGATCCGCGCGGGGCCATGCTCATCCTGTTCGATGATCGCGGACACCCGCACGTCTCCCTGACGAACGTATCGGCCAACGACATGTGTTTCATCGGCTGCTGGCTTCAAAAACACGGCCTTGAGGTCGCGGAGATGCCGGAATGAGAGCGCTTGCCCTTGTCCCGCTGATGGCGATGACCGCTCACCCGGTATCAACCGAGAGCGGCATTCAACCCGTTGGCGATGTCATCGTTAAGGTCGATTGCACGGCAGGATCGGGAACGGCTTTTCGCGTCGGGCCGACCGAACTGATCTCCGTCGCGCACGTCGCAACGATGGCGGGTTGCACTATAAATGGTGCACCCTTCACGATCACCTACCGGCATGGCGACTTTACCGCGCTCAAGGTCGAAAAGCCATCGGACGCTTGGCTGAAGATCGACTGTTCCGGCTTCCTGCCCCGCCACCATTACATCGCTTACGGCTTTGCTCGGGGCTTGGACAGTGAGACATCAGTAGACCTAACCGCGCTTGGATTGTCTCAGGATGGTGAGGCGATGCTGATCGGGGTCTTTGAGGCGCAACCGGGGCAGTCAGGCGGTCCCGTGGTGGATGCGGGATCGGGTGAAGTTGTCGGCACTGTCAACGCCGCGAATTGGGAGGCCGGAGTGAGCTTCTCGACGCCCCTACAGGACACTAAGTTATGCCCGCACTCCTAATCGCCAAAGCCATGCTGGGCCGTGCGTGGGGTTGGCTATCCCATGCATCCCTGTGGCAGCTCTTATCGATATGCCTATGTGTATTTATTTGTGTTCAACACTTCCAGCTTGTCTCCGCTCGGCACTCGGCAGCGAAATGGGAAGGCTTGGCTGTCAACTATAGGAGACAGTTGGACGCGGAAACCGAAAAGAACAAGGCGGCTGAAAAGCAAACCGCGCAAATCTCCAAACAACTCAGGGATAGGACCGATGAAGAAAACCGCCGCATTGCTGGCGATGCTGACACTTTGCGCCTGCGGGGACCGGGTAAGGCTGTCTGCCCCGCCCTTCCCAGCAGCCCCGGTGGACACGAGCAAGCCGCTCCCTCCGCCGATGCTCCCTTGGCTCAATTGCCTGACACAAGAGGGCCCCAACTCATCGCACTGCCATTCGATGACACCATCAGATTCGGCAAAAGCTACGACGAACTCCTGAACGAGAACAAGGCATGGCGAGACTGGCACGATCAAGTGTTGAAGGTCTGGCCGAAGACTACGGAAGCGCCGGCCAAATAGCCGGTAGCGGGGGACTATGCGTGGCAAATCCCGGTCTATCAGATACCGATTGCGACGAAGCGCTTAGGCTAGTCGAGCTTCACGGCTCTATCACCGCTGCTGCCGACGCTGCCGGTATTTCCAGAACGACTATGCAAAGCCGGGTCACTACGGCGCGGGCTCGCAGCGTCACGAAAGCCCGTGAAGGCCATGCTCCGGGCCACTTCAACAACGGCGTTGCTCCCGGCTACCTCATGGGCAAAGTCACCGTCCAGCGCAACGCAGAGGGCGGGGTTGAGCGCACATGGGAGCGGCAGTCTCCACACCAGGAGCAATCGGCAGAGGCATTCAAAGCCGCTCTGGCTGATCTTGTCTCCGATATTCGCGGCCTCGCCCCGGCGGTAAAGCCACCCTCTGTTTGCGATGACGATCTGCTGGCCGTCATTCCAATGGGGGATCCACACTTCGGACTTCTCGCATGGGCCAGAGAGTGCGGCGACAATTTCGACCTCTCCATTGCCGAAAGCGTCACGGTCGAAGCCGTGGACCGTCTGGCAAGCCTTGTTCCCGCAGCCGGGACCGCGCTGCTCCTGAACCTCGGAGACTTTTTCCACGCGGATAATTCAACGAACAGAACGCCCAGAAGTGGCGTGTCGCTGGACGTTGACGGGCGCTTTCAAAAGATTGCCTCGGTTGGTTTCCGCGCCATGATCCGCTGCGTCGATCGGATGCGAGAGAAGCACCGCAAGGTCATCGTCCGGTGCAATCGCGGCAATCACGATCCGCATCAGGCGTTCATGCTGGCGATGGCCCTCAATGCCTATTACCATGACGTTGAAAGTGTCGAAATCGACCTTTCCCCGGCAAGCTTCTATTACTATCGCTTCGGCAAGGTTCTGATCGGATCAACGCACGGCGACGGGGCCAAACTGGGCGAGCTGCCGCTGATTATGGCGACCGACGTTCCGCAGGATTGGGCTGCGTCCGAGTATCGCCATTGGCATTGCGGACACTTCCACCACGACCAGAAGTTCGCGCTCAAGGAAAGTCCCGGCTGCACGGTCGAGACACATAGGACGCTAGCGGCAAAGGATAGCTGGCATACCCACGAAGGCTACCGGTCTGGCCGCGACATGAAGGCGATCATCTATCATCGGGAGTATGGAGAAATCACCCGTCTGCGGTGCGGAATCCAAGCGCTCAAGGCGGCGGCATGACCCCCCGCACCCGCATCATCGGTGATCGCCATCGCATTATATTAGCTGAACACCCGGATAGCGCCTACATCGCATCGTCGGTTGATGGAGCAAGTGTGGGAGGGTTTTACAGCCTTGCCGAGATTGACGACATAATCACGGAATTATGGGCTATTCGGAGACGGATTAGGAAGCGGTAGGCTCCTCGTTCCACTGGCGGCGATAATAGTCCTCCCACGCCGCTATGAGCGCAGGAAAGCCTTCTCGGTCTATCGGCCAGCACCCGCGCGGACTAGTGCCATATTCTCCCCATCCTGCCGAGCAGAAAATGCTCTGGAATAGCTCGACATGGGACGGCGACATTCCGGCGCGCTTGGCGATGTCGTCGCAGTATTCGGCCTTCGCCATGCCGCGTAGAACCTCAAGTGCCTGAGCGTCGATCTCGCTATTATACGAGCAGCAACGCAGGCCCAAGCTCTCCCACGGGTCCCAATAGTCGCCGATCTCATCTTCGGCGTTTGGCTTGATGATCTCACTGACAGGCTTGTCGCGCATTCTACCCCCGATTGAAGCCGATAGGCCGCGACACCGTAGATTGGCGCGGTGCGAAGCACGAAAGCGGGACCAGGTTCATAATCTACCCTCGATCAGCTCGCGTTCGGGTGTGTCGGTCATTGGGTTTGCCCTAATTGTTCGCGCGCTTCAGCGTGGGCTGCGCGAACTCGCTCGTTGTGCTTTTTACCGGTCCCCATTGAGCGGGCGTCAAGGATTTGAAGCGCCTCCGGGCCATGTTCAACCCACGGCTCGCCAAAATCATCGACGGTAAGAACGTGGATGTAGGCAGTCGGGCGCAACTTCATAAAGTCGCGAAGTATCGGGGCCATCCCCGTTCTCAGCCACGGTCCTTTGCGCTCCGGAACTCGCCCCGGCTCTTGAAGCACAAGCCAGAAGCGATTTCTGTTGCGTTCGATAAATTCGGGCTCGCTCATTCCCCCTTCTCCGCTAGTGCCCTGAGTGCGGCTGCGGTGAGAGCCAACGATGCGGTACCGGCATCGGCCTGTATCAAACTCCCGTGAGGCTCTTCATCAAACCAAGCCTTATCGGTTAGCACAGCCATTGCCGTACCATCCGTGGTGACGTGTGTGCGAAGCTGAGTATCCCACCCTTCCGGCACCAGTGACATCGCTGCGTCTAGCGAGGCGGTGTAGTTAAAGTCGCTCCGCCTGAAGTGTCCGTCACAGAGCAAAAACAGCGCTGGATTACGGGGGTGAGGATTCGCGCTGGGATGTCGAACTTGGGTGATCGCCCAATCAAGATCGCGATCCGGCCCTGTCGCAGCCTCGCAGCGGGACGCCAGTTCCAGCAGTGCGGATTTATTGGTCATTTAACGAACCTTTTATCTTGGCTAGTTCTTCACGAAACGCATTTGTGACCAGCCTCACCACAACATCGATGGGATCGGGCCCGTCTAGCTTCTGGCGATCAAGATAGTCCTGTACCCAGTCCTCGATTGGGCGCCCGGTGATTACTTGTGGCATTTCACCTACCTCCCTTGTTGGGGACGGGTGGGGAGAGTGACCTCCACTTATGGCGCTCATAATGCTCGATGCACACTGGAGCGTCTTGGCCGTAGACGAGAGCGTAGTGTTGGATCTCAGCCATTGCGGTCGGACCATCCGCCCATGCGACGACCGTTCCGTTTTGCCTGAGCCGGTATCGGATGCGTTCGTCAGCCATCTACATCTTCTCCTGTGGGGTTACTGGGAGTGGGCGCATCGGCGTTGCCGCCGCGTTCGTCACGAACAAGTGTCTCGCGTTTCTCGGCCTGTAACACGGCATTGTTCGTTCCCCTTCCTCCTGGAAACGCGATCAGCTTGTAGATCGGAAATAGATCGAGCATCCAACCATTGCGGATTGGCCCCGCTGCGCGACCTCCGTAGTAATCCCACAGTGCCTCGATGCCGATGCACGGAACGCCGTTCTCCCGGCACCATCGCTTTGCCAGCTTGTCAGCGCCACCATACGGACATTCGCCCTGCACAACGACACCGGGGCGCTCTTCGTCCAGCACCCGTTTGACGTGCGCCCAGTTGGCATAATCCCTGCCGCCAGTCACCGCATAGAACACCGGATTTTCCGAGATGTACGCCTGGTTCACTTGGTACCACCCCGCGCCTGTGCTAAGAGAGACAGCTTAGCATGACGCTCTTTGAAATTGTCGAGAAAATGGCGGTTTGGCGGGGGTGGCTCGCTTTTACACCGAGAGGGTCGGCGGTTCGAGCCCGTCACCGCCCACCGCAGTTTCCAGCCATTTCTTCCGATTCGCCCGAGAGGTTCTACTGGAACCAGTGAACCGGCTACCAGTCCAAAGCGCTCGCTGCATCGGCCATGAACCGGGGAGAATATCGGGCATACACGGTCTCCGTGATCCTCGTTGATGTGTGTCCCAGGAACTGCGCGATCTTCTGCATCGGCACGTCGGCCTGAGCCATCCACACTCCAGCTGTATGCCGAAACACATGCGGCGAGCATTGAACGCCGGAGCGCCTCGCCGCCGCCGCGATGGCTCGTTTGATGCTCTTTACCGGCTTCTCTCCATATTCGATCACATGATCGGTTAGAGCGCCCTTCCGCGCCTCTTCCAGTGCCTCCCGAGCCCTGCGGTTCATTGGCACTATCACCCGGCGTTTGTTCGTTACGTTTCGGCCCGCTGGCCGGAAGTCGATCGTGCCAACCTCGAAATCCACGCGGTCCCACGTCAAGTCGAGAATAGCGCTCATCCTCGCGCCCGTCGCCAGCGCCAGCGTTACGAACAGCCGAACATGCGGCGTCTTTATGCTCGCTAGAAGCTTGTCGGCTTCCTCCTTCGTCAGGAACCGCTCTCTCGGCTTGGAAGGAGCGGGGGCCGTGATAATCGGAGCATCCTTGCCATAGTGCCACCTGAGGCAGGCCCTTAGCGCTTCCAGCTCGGTCTTGATTGTGGAAGGCGACTTCCCTTCCCTCTTCCGCTTGGCGGCATAGTCCCGGCAATCCTGCTTCGTTATGGCTTTTCCGAGCTTGTATCCGAACGCCGGTTCCAGGGTTTTCCAGAGCGACTTTAGCCGCGCTTCCGAGCCGCCGTTCGCTATGCGATCCTGTTTGTAGGGTTCCCACAGGTCTGTTACCCGTTCCTGCGCTGGTCGGTTGAGCCGTCGCCATATTTCACCAGCGATAGCTTCGGCCCGTCCCCGATCATTCGTGCCAGTCGCAATTCGCTTGCGGGGATTTCCGTAGGCGAGGCTCCATTGTCCTCTGTGCTTGACGAGACGCCATTCAGACATTCGACACGCTCAACCTCGTTGGCGGGAATGCGAATCAGCTTGCCGAGCCGGAAGTAGCTCAGATCCCCGCGCCGACACATTTGCCGAACGGTCTCCGATGAGCAAGACCAGCGATCGGCTAAAGTTTCCGGCGAATAGGGACGGTCAGCCTGCGAGAAGCGAGCGGCTTTAGACATCAGTGTTGTCCGGTGGTGGGGGTAAGGGCATCCACCAGTCTGGGCTATCCACCTCCTCCAATCCTTGCGCTAGCCACCATATGCCGTCTTCAGCATCGCAGTAAGCTGGCAGCGGCGTTGGGCCGTCATCGCGCTCGCCCTCCAGTCGGCTCCAAACGAGTACGCGAGTCCCGTCAAACGGGTATGTGTCTATCGTCTTCCATACTGTCATGACTGTGTGCCTGATGATGGTGGTGTTTGGGTCATCAGTGGAAATCCACATCTTCGTTCGCAGCTGCGGCCAATCGAAGCCCAGCAATGAACTTTCGCGCTGCACCGGCATATCCGCCGTGATATTCTATATGGCCAACGCTTCCCTCGGTGGCATCGACAGCCTCTAGTTCAGGAAGAAGCTCTTCCAGTCTATCAGCCAACGGCACCCCTTGCTCCGGTCTGATAATCCCTTCGCAGTCGCTGTGAGCGATAAGAACGAGTAGAGGATCGCTCGGGGTTTCGGGCCAGTCTCCCATTAGGGCGTTTTCCGGCAGGTGGCCCCAATCGATCATAACTGTATCGGTTGCTGGATAATCGTCGTATTTGACTTTCCAAATGGCGTAACCGGCGACTTCAGCTACCTTTTGCCGCCATCTACCAAACGCCGAATATGCGGCGTGCCAGCAATCGTGTGAGGTATCTAAGCCCATTACGCCGCCCTCCGGCAACGAGAGCATTTGCACCGCATTTCGTGCACCCGACCATGCACCCACTCTCTCCTTCCAGGTGTCTGCCAATGTGGCCTCCACATGAAAGACCTCTCCGTCTCGCGGCTGTTTCGGAAGATCATGTTCTCACCTCAGGTTAAGTTCAGCGCGTTTGTTCGACGAAGCGGTGCGCCACGCCTCGAAACGCAACCGCGCAGCTTCGGCCTCCGCATCCAGTCGGCGGTATGCGAGATTCGCTTTTGTCCAGTCGGTGAGCGCTTCCTGATAAGCCGGATCGGCCAAGGCCATTTGCTCGGCAGTGGCTGCGCTCTCTCCTCCCGACTTGTATTTCAGGAACAGGACGGCTTTCTTCTGCTTCAGGATCGCCTCATTGGTTTCCGCGTCGGCGCGAGCCGTGGCGGCTTGGCTGAGAACTTGCCCGAGCGTATGCAGCGCCCGTTCCAGTCTCTCCTCAAGCGGTAGTGCGATAGCGTTCACGCTGCGGCCCTCCGTTGATAGGTTTCGGCAAAGGCCATCGCCTCTGCGAGAAGGTCGATCCCATATTTGTCGAAGAAGCCCTGATGGCCCAATCCCTCGACGCTGATCGGATCGCTGGCGCTCGGATCGAACACCTTCTGATGGTGAGGCGGGCAAAGGGGCACCACCAGCCAATCATCACGCGAGAAGCGTCCCGGCTTGTCAGCGTAAGCGGTGACGTGGTGGACACAAGCCGCTCCTCCACAGACTAAGCAGCCCATCGATGCGACCCAATCGTGATAGCGCTTGATGCAGGCGGGCTTGTGCCTGCGGCGGCTGTTTAACGGTGAGCTCCGCTTCATGCGTCCCTCCCATGGTTCGGGTGATATCCGAATTGCCGTTCCGCAGACTTCCTAGAGGCAATTGCGAGCTGCTTGTCCTTGAAGTAACCTAGCTCGATCTGCCGTCCATCATGCCTGATCGACGCGATCCAATATCCACGCCGATAATGCACGCCCGTGCATCCACTCTTATTGCCGACTTTACGACGAACGTTTCTAACGTTGTCCTGCCGAGTAACTGATCTGAGATTGCTCAGGCGATTGTTGGTCGGGTCGCCATCAATATGGTCGATCTCAAGCGGGTCATCGCCATAGACCATCTTCCAAATAACGCGGTGCGCCATGACGTTCCGACCAAATAGGCCACCACGCTTGTAGCCACGCGATGTTGGGCCAGACAAAGCCTCCTTCCCAACCAGATGTTGGTGGGAGGGCTGGTCTCTTTTCCGCCAACGGAGAATACCAGTCTCAGCATCGTAGCTGAGGTATTCACGAAGGATTTCAGCTGGCGGTAAATCAATGGCTGTCTTGCGGAGCATCAGCCGACCCGCCACTCCAAGTCCGGGTCGCACGAAGCGAACGGCACGGAATCGTCCAGATCATCGTCAAACCGACCGCGCTGCATCGGAGCGCCCTGCGAACCGTTGCGCTGCTCTTTCACCTTGAACGACAGGCTAATCCACTTGTCGCCGTTGGCGCGTTCCTTGGTCCAGCCCGACGCCCAGTATTCGACGCCGCCGATCATCACCGTTCCGGTTAGGGTCGGGTGGCTGTCCTTCTCGCGCTTGTCGTTCTTGAATAGCGACCCGCTAAGGTCGCGCTGTTCGTAAGCCACTATGCTGCCTCCAGTTGCTGTTCGTATCTGGCGCGGAGTTGCGCCACCGTCTCGTCGATTTCGGCAAGGAAGCCGCGAACCTCGGTCTCAATCTCGCCAATCAATTCCTCGTCGCGGTCAACGCGCTTGACGAACAGCCGCATCCGCTCGGGAAGCCGGTTGTCGTAACTGGCGAAGTCGCACCATTGACGGCCAGTGCAGGCCATCTGGAATTGCATCTGCTTCACATACTTGTCAGGAATAACCCCGCCGAGCAGCGTTTCGATGTGCGTGGCGCTGTTGGGGCATTTCAGTTCCAACAGTCCGTCGTCGCCGATCAGGCCATCGGGAGACGCGCCGGCCATCTCGATAGACGGGTGCGGCATGAAGCCGACCTGAACCACGTCACGGTCGATGTAGAACTCGTAAGCCCGCCGAGCTTCCGGCTCCGTCTCGGTCCCGTGGATCATTGCCGCATTGGTGAATGACGGCGCGACGCACCCTGTCAGGCGCTCGCAAATGAGTTGCGAGGCATAGTTCGCCCGTGAGGCTGAATATCCGCTCTTGGTGCGAGCCATCAGGTCCGCGATCCGTGAGGCCGTGACTTTGCCGCAGCGCTCTTGCAGCCACTCTTGGGATCCTTGTTCATGCATTTGCCATTTCCTTCTTCTTGGCCTTCAGCGCTTCGACTGCGGCGTCGTATCGGTCGGCGGGGATGCAGGAGAGGGTCTTGACGCCGAAGTATTTGCAGAAGCGCGGAACGTCGGCCCCAACCTCGCCAGCCAATGCTTCAAGATCATCGCGCTGCTGGTCGGTTATGAAGTTCCCCGGCTTGAAGTCGGCGCGGTTGTCCTGAACTTCGTCGGGATCGTCGCCAGTTTCCAGCCCCAGCACCTTCAGCAGCGCGTATTTCACGCCGTAGCTGATCGCCTTGCCCGGCCCCTTGTCCTGCGGATCCACCCCGTAGCCCATCGTCTCAACGTCGATGTAATCGGAGCGATCGTCGATGTTCTCGAAGCGGACAGAGAACACGGCTTCGGTTCGGTTGCCGTTCTGCTGGACCTGGAGGCCCTTGGGGTAGTAGATCACCCCGTGCTTGTGGAGCAGCGGGCGAACCTTGGCCGTCACCGCGTCGTGCGACACGATGGAGTAGTTCATGCCCTGCTTGCGTTCCTTCTGGACGTAATCGACTTCGCCCATGACGGCAGCGATCCGCTGCGCGATGTTGCGCTTGCTGTCCGCTTCGTCGATGATGTTCTCGACGGTCTTTAGTGCTCTAGTTGCCATGATTGTGTGTGGCGCATTTATTGGACGCGCCCCCTCCTGGGTTGGAATCCTTGATCTCGTTGAATTTCGCCATGTGCCGGTCGAAGGCATCGTAATCGCGTTGCTTGAGAGCAGCCGCAGCACGATCCCATTCGCCGCTCATCGCCGTGAATTTGGAGATTGCGAAACTAAGCTCGGGTGTCTGTGCGCTCTCTAGGAGAGATGTGCTGATCATCGGGCGTCTCCCTGCGGGACCGCGCTCTCGTGCTCCACATCAAGCCGCTTCGCGTCTTGACCAAAGGCTTCGATCGCTGACGCTTTTAGATTGCCGCTATCGTCAAACGGCCAGTCCGCATCCTCGAATGTGCAGCGGTAATAAGCTTCCAGCGCTTTCCACACATAGTCGGTGCCTTGGCTGATGAAGTTCTCAATCAGCAGTTCGGCGTTGAGGCCAGAACCATCATAATAACAAGGCCCTGGCAACACGTCGCAGGAATCCATATGGGTCTGACCTTCGTAAAGTGGCCGAGGGCTGTGATAGCCCAAGTCCCAACCATCCGGTTTCGTGCCATCCCTCCACGGAGTTGGTTCGCGCGCAGACTCCACGTCCCACGAAGTCCCAATCATCCACTGGACCGCGCCAAGTTCTCCCTTCAGAACGAACCTGATGCGCATTGATCCGAGGCCGTAATTTCGGCTCGGGTTTGGATCGCGCCTGTCGAACGCGGGAATAAAGTCCACTCTGCGCTCGAACGCAGCGTTAGGAACAGTCGCCGTATGGCCGAGACCTTCAGGGCTCGGGGCGGAGCCCGACTGGTCCGACGGCGAAGCCGGAACGCCCTTGTTGTGGTCGTCCTCTAGGAGAGATGGGATGGCGTTCGTCACCACCAGCCTGATCCTTTCGGATTACCGTTCGCATCGTAGGTTCCAACACCCACGGCCAGTCCAAGACCACCAGCTTTCAGGTGATCGAGTGGCGCGGGATAATCGGCCATCTTGGCTTCCAGCGCGGCTTCGTTCTCAGCAATGCGGCGCTTGTCCCAATCGTGCCAGCTTTCGCCGGGTTGACGGAACCACGCGGGAAGCGCTTTACCGGTTGGCTTGAACGGCGCGCTCATGATTGCTCACCGCGAGCTTTGGCGGCCTTGCGACGAGCGCTTTCGCGCGCAATCTTGCGGCGGCATTCTCGGCAACGATATCCAGCCGTGCCAATTCGCTGCGTGTTTTCTAGCGTCACCGGATGCCCGTAGGCACAGGGACCCCGCAGCATGTAAGCTGCTGCCTTCTCCTCGATGCGCCGGTCTAGCTCGGCAGCTCTGACTTGCCGCAGTTCTTCATAGAATGAGCGACCAGCCTCAACGAGCGATGGCGGATTGCTAACGACTATCCGCGCGCTCATGACACCCACCCCGCCAGCGCAATAACGCCAATCACATACAGTGCTGTTGCAGCACCAGCGATGAAGAACAGGCCATCACGGCGAG